GTGGGGTTTATATTTTCCAAATCACTTTTACCTGAATTTATGATTTTACAAAAATATATATATAAAATTTTATATATATACAGATGTAATATTATGTTACAATATAGAAATTAAGTTAAGGATATAGATTATAACAAGATATGCACACAGACCTGTATCCCTTAATGGGGACATTGGTTTACGATAAAGTCAATATTATTGCATACTAAAATCAGTCATTATATAATCTTTATATATAGATGTAAACATTAAGGGGGTATTTTATATGTTTAATACAAGTCCTGTCATAGTAGAGAAGATAAGGTCACTGTCTCAGGACGAGGGCCTTAAGGATTCAGAGATAGCTGAAATAATAAATTATAACCGTGTTTCTGTGCAGCGTATAAGAAAACAGTATAATATTCCTACTTATAATCCTGATAACCGTAAGGATAAGGCAGTAATGTGTCCCCAGTGTAATCAGGCTTATTATATACGAAGAAACCAGTCCCCAATGATATGCTGTCCAAAGTGTCAGGAAGAGGCGAATAAAAAGATAGCTGAGCTATACAAGATCGGAGGATGATATGGCAGTATTTAACAAAGCTCTGACTAGAGTGAATGAAAGTTTTGGCAAGGCTTTAGGCTTTACACCGGGTGCTCTTGTACGCAACAGCATGATAAAGAAAGGTGCGTTTGACGGTGTTGAAAATACCATACGGGAATGATTGAAAAAGACCGTTGAAACCAACGAAGCCATGCAGAATTCGCTTAATGATCTGTTTAATACATTCCAGAAAGAAGCAGCAGAGGGTTCAAAAGACGCATTTAGAAATATGATCTTCGGCGGTTTCAAGATATATAAAGACAATATGAATGATGAGGCGCGTGAGCTTTTTAAGGGTGCTGGATTAAAGCTTGCGGAACCTTATCTTGAGCAGATAGCAGTCGATACTGCTGTTGGAGCCGTTGCAGGCGGTGCGATAGGCGGCATAAGTACCGCAATACAGAATGACAAACTTGAAGAGAAGGACAAGAAGAGCGTGATCGGCGGAGTAATGAAAGGTGCTTTTATGGGCGGAACGCTTATGAACAGTATAAGTTCCACAGGTGCCATGATGGATGCTGGTAAAAGGCTTAGTAAATACGGCAATGACAAGTTCATGCAGTCGTCATTTAAACAGGCTTATGATGACTTCGTGAATGAACCGAATATTTTTGACACTACATATAAGGACGTTACATATGCAGGTCTTATTTGTGGACCGCAGCTGGAACAGGCATAATATACAGGAGTAAATGCATTATGAAAGTTTCAATTAACGGATTAAACCTTATCAAACAGTTTGAAGGATGCAGGTTAAAAGCATATCAGGATTCTGTCGGAGTATGGACGATAGGATATGGTACCACGAATGCTGACAGGAACATAACAGGAATAAATATCTCAAGAAATACTTCTATTACACAGCAGCAGGCTGATTCATGGCTTAAAGATTCCCTTGATAAAAAGTACGGACCAAAAGTTAATAAATACGACAGTATATATAACTGGACACAGAATGAATTTGATGGATTAATATCTTTCGCATATAATATAGGTAGTATAGACAAACTCTGTAATAACGGAAAACGCAGTAAGAAAGAGATAGCTGAGGCTATGCTTTCGTATAACAGGGCAGGCGGTAAAGTGCTTGAAGGTCTGGTAAGACGCAGACGTGCAGAACATGACTTATTTTTGAAACCTGATGTTACAGAGAGTAAAAAGTACGAGCCTGCGGCAAAGAAAGGCATAAGTGAGATAGCTAAAGAAATAATAGAAGGAAAATGGGGAGATGGGATTGAACGCAAGACAAAGTTATTACGTACAGGATATGATTATGATGACATCCAGAGAGAAGTAAATAAACTGTTGTCAGGTAATAAGACCAGATCCGTAAAAGAGATAGCTCAGGAAGTAATAGACGGCAAATGGGGAAACGGTATTAAAAGAAAATATAATATAATACGGGCAGGATATGATTATGCTGCTGTCCAGAAAGAAGTTAATAATATCCTGAAAAGTAAAAAATAAGGAGCATAATATTATGATTTACATGCAGAGACCGCTTACACAAGGCGAGATAAACATGTTCCTTTCTGCATTCCAGAACAATTATGTAAAAGCCGAACTTGCAAAACAGGTAAGAATGCAGATAGATCAAAGAGCAAGTCAATATAACGGTAAAGTACAGTCTTATGATGCCCTTATTGCAGGAGATGTAAATATGCAAAACAGACTTGCTGCTTCAGGTTACGATGTATATGGCCGTACAGTAATAGCAAGTAATAAGACTGTATATGATAACAACAATATATATAAGAAAATAAAAAACAAACTCAGATATCGTACAGGAAATGCTCCTGATACAGGATATCAGAATCGTGGTAACTTTACAATAGCATAATGGAGGTTTAATTATGGGTAAACTTAATACCTTAGGTGCAGTAGCTAAACAGGTTATAACTGGTGAATATGGAAAAGAACTTGGAAGAAAAGTTAATAAAACAATTTTTTCACATTTAGATGATCCAGAAATAGGAAAAGCATTAGGAAAAGGATTTGGTATAGCTACTGAAGGTTTATTTAATGCTGGAGTTGGAGCAGTTGGCGGTGCAGCAGGAGGAGCATTAATAGGTGGTATAGGCGGAGCTATTGATACAAAGAGTTCTGTAGGTGAAGGAATGTCAAGAGGCGCTTTAACAGGTGCAGGACTCGGAATGCTTGCTGGCGGAGTTGGTATAACAGGATATGGTCATAGAGATAAAATAATGGATATATCTGGAGCAATAGCAAAAAGAACTGCAAGTGAACAAGGTGGAATTGTAAAAGAAATGTATAATCAACAGCAAGCAAGAACTGCTGCTAAAAATAATCAGAAGTTTTATCGTGATGCAGACGGACAAATGACTGTTAATAATATGTTAGATAGTTTGTACCAAAAATAAGGAGAAAATTATGGCAGATGAAGCTCAGCTCACAAGATCGTTTTCAACACTCCTTAGTAAAAAAGCTGGTAATGCCATAGCGAGAAAATTCGGTGGAGAAACCGGTAATTCTCTTACTGCACATCTTATAAGCGGAGCCATAAATACAGGTGCAGGAATGGCAGTAGGTGGTATTGTTGGTGGTATAGCAGGAGCTGTTGATGAAAATTCAGATATCGGAACAGGAGTAGAAACCGGTATGACTCTTGGTGCCGTTGCCGGAGCTGGTTATTCATTAGGAACAAGTATGTTAATGGAAAGTAAACAGGTTTCTGATGAAGTAATGGATATTGCAGCTACAATGTCTGGCAGTAATGGTGCAAGTAATCTTGATGGAAAAGGATTACAGTCTAAAACTAAAAAACCAAGTTTAGTAAGAGAAGCTTTTGGAAAAGTTACAGATCCTATAGTGAATAAATTCAAATTCATGAAAAATCGAAGCGATGCATATGCTTCTAAGTTACAATCAGAAAGAAATATAAATAATGCAGAACAAGAAACAATGAGAGCTACAGATTCAGTAGCAAATGGATATAGAGAACAGGCAGATCAAAATAATAAAGCAGCAGAGGCATTAAAAAATAGAGAAGTATTATGAATCTGTAATATAAATTAAAACGGAGTATATAAATGTCAAATTCAGGTACTATGGTAAAAACCATACAATTCAATAATAATAATACACTTCCAGATTTATCTAAAAAACATGGTGCTGAGATAACAGCAGCAGTTTTTGGATTAAATACTAAAGTAGTAAAAGAAGTTTCAAATGTCAACAAGATGTATAGGTCAAAACATGGAATGTTTGCTTCTGTACCTATATTATGTCAGGATACTGACTGTCCGTATAAAGAAACATGTATGATAGATCCTCAGAATCGTGTAATTGGCCAGAGATGTCCAATGGAAGTCGCTGCCATTCTTGCAAGATATGAACAATGGTGCGACCATTTTGAAATAAATACTGTTAATGATGAGGTAGAACCCAAGGATCTTGTTGATGCCACACTTATAAAAGACCTTGTTGTTGTAGAAGTTCAGATGTTAAGGGCTGAGAATAAAATAGCACTTAATGGTGATTTTATGGCTCAGACATTGCTTGATATAGATAAGAAATGTAAACCTTATTATGGAGAAATAGTTTCTCCTGAAGCCGAATTTTTATTAACATTACAGGATCGTAAAATAAAAATACTCAATCAGCTTAATGCAACAAGGAAAGACAAATCACAGGATAAACGCCGTGAATCAGCTTCAGATGAAGCAATACGTATATTCCAGAAGATAAAAGAAATGGAATCAGAACAGAATACTATTGATATTGATATTATTGATGCTGAATTTGATGATAGTGGAAATATCGTAGTAAATAAAGAAGAGGAGGCGGAAACTGATGGAACAGAAGACAATACAAGGAAACAACCTGTCGAAAACAGTTGAAGCTGCTGCTACAGGAGAAGCTGAAGGTGCTATTGTAGGTTCTATGCAGAGAATAGGTCTTGGTGGCGCAATGGCCGGAGTTGCCGCCATGGGTGCTATGTCATTAGTTCCTCCTCTTCTTGCTGCCCATAATAAAGTAAAATTAGGTCCTGTTACATATGAACCTGGAATGCAGAGAATGACAAAACCACTTAACAGAGGAGTAGTACAGTCTATGATGGAGGCTGCTAACGGAGATCCTCATATATTTTCCGATATGGCAAAAAGGGTTGTTAAAACAGGTAATAACCCAGTATCAAATGTTCTTGATGATTTCGGTGTTGATGGTCAGTTTATATCTGCATTTTATGGAATGGGAGGATAATTTATGGCAATGGTAGGTAAAGTGCTTGAAATGGCCGCTCCATTAATGTTACCAAAAATACCTGTTGTTGGTCAGCCTCTTGCAAATGCAGTTCTGGTAGGATCTGCAATGAAAAGTGCTAATGAACAAGGTGAAAATCCAGTAACAGCTGGTCTTACTACTTATGCAACAAACAAATTTCTTTATGGAACCGCAGATGCAGCGATTAGTGCAGCCGTAGGTAAATTAGGATTACCAAATCCAGCCGGATTAGCTGGTATGTTTGCTATACAAGGAGCTCAATTAATCGGAGCTGCATCCATAAATGATATGCAGAATACCGGTAAAGTCATGGGACAGGCTTTTAATCAACGCGGAAAGTTTGGTTCTGGTCATTTTGAAATGACAAAAGCTGGATATACTATGAGACAACGTTCTCTTAATGCAATAAGACAGAATGGCATAAATGTACAGTCTGCTCTTGGTAATGAAGCACGTAATTATATGTTAGCGTGATTATATGAATAAAAAAATACATAAATTATATAATATCCATAATTTTAAAAAAATTGATTCTAAAATGTACGCAAATGCCGATAATGCAGGTCGTACTATAATAAAAGAGTCTGTAAGTAAAAATTCTACATTTTATAATACAGATATCGCAAGCGCACAAATTGGAATATCTGACTATCTGAAAAAAGAAGTCGGTAAACAGATACAGAATATAAACAAACAGATAAATACTACTAACAGGGCAAAAGGATCTGGCATTATCGCGCTACAAAAAGGCGACATGATGACACTGGTAAGCCATGGTACAGCTGAAGGTAAGTTATCATGGGGCGGAAATATGATAAGCCCTGAACTCGTTTATGCAATGCTTCAAAAAGAGGGCTTGATACCTGAAACTGTAAATGCAGCATTTACGAAATCATGCTTTTGTGGATTACAGAATACATTTAAAATACATGGCAATAATAAGATAACCGTTACACCTACATATGACACAAAAGCACCGCTCAAAAATGTCGTAATTAATAGTGGGCAATATTTTCTTGGTAACGATGGTAATAAAATTGCTGTTGGACCAAAAAATAAAAGCCGGATGTTTGACATAGCGATGTTTACAGAAGGCGGAATAAATGCCGAATATCAAAAAAATTTCAATAAAAATAAAATATACGATACTAATGTCATAATAACAGAAGCACAAATCGATAAAGTTCTTGAACCGCTTAATAAATATTCGCTTAATAGTGATAAGCTTTACGACAAAGCTGTTGGCTATGTTATAGGAATTGACGAAGAAAAGGCATGGACAGAATTATTTGGTGTGCATCAAGATGGCACTCCTATTGTTAATAACGAAAATGATGTTGTTTTTAACGAAAATGATGTTATTGATAACGAAAATGATGTTATTGATAATGAAAATAGTCAAGATCAATTAAGTTCTGAAGAAATAAATACAGAAAATAATAATAATTCTGACAAAATAAATACAGAAAATAAAGAAAATGATATTGTTAATAACGAAAACAATCAAGATCAATTAAGTTCTGACAAAATAAATACAGAAAATAAAGAAAACAGTCAAGATCAACTAAATTCTGAAGAAATAAATACAGAAAATAATGAAAATGATGCTGTTTTTAACGAAAATAGCCAAGATCAACTAAATTCTAAAGAAATAAATACAGAAAATAGTTCTGAAGAAATAAATACAGAAGATAACAATAGTTCTGAAAAAATAAATACAGAAGATAACAATAGTTCTGATAAAATAAATAACAGCAATCAAGAGACACAACAGCAAAAAACAGATATAAATAACACAACTAAATCATCTGAAAACATTCAAGAATCAAGCCCAATAAATACAAAAAAGCTTTCTGGCAAAGCAAAAACTGCTATAGGTATAGGTATAGCAGCAGCTGTGGTAGTAGGCACAATTGCAATAGCTAGTGCTAAAAAAAACAATGAAAAAGATGATAAAAAAAAGAAAAAAAACACATATGATCCACAAATGAAGTATCAAAATGATCTTAATGAAAATGATAGCGATATAGCTTATAATATTACAAAATATCGCTATGGACACAGAAATATTATGTAAAAAGAGGTAAAAATGGCAGCAACAGCTATTCTAATAACCGAATTAAGTGATCGTCAATGTGATATTTTGATGAAAGAACTCGAAAAAATAGATAAACAGATCAAAAAAAGAGTTGATTATGTCATACAAAAACATAAAATGACAAAACCTCAGAGTCTTGAGTATATAGTTACGGCAAATCCTATACTTTGGGCTAAAGTTTATCTTGATTGGGAGGCCAGAGACTATCAGGAACCTATAATTCTTGAAGGAAAACGGTCAAAAAAGCTTGTTTTACGGCTTGGAAGACGTCTTGGAAAGACTGATTCTTTATGTATTCTTACCCTTTGGTTCTCATATACACAGATCAATAAGGGTCCTAACAACCAATATGACATACTTTTTCTTGCTCCATACGAAACTCAGGTCGATCTTTTCTTTAAAAGACTGCATCAACTTATAGATATGAGCCCTCTTTTACAGGGATTGATAACAAGAGACGTACATCATCACATAGAATTTACTATAAATGGAGTAATTTCAAGCATTCTTGGTCTTACTGCTGGTGCAAATAACGCTACAACAGGTGCAAATAGCTCCCGTGGACAACGTGCAGACGTAATAGTGCTTGATGAGACCGATTATATAGGTTCAAATCAGCTTACAAACGTACTTAATATCAGAAATGAGGCTCCAGAACGTATAAGAGTTATTTCAGCATCAACACCATCAGGAAAACACGAAGAATACTATAAATGGTGTCAATATGCAACAAAAACATACTCAGTAAGTGACGAAGATAAGAAAAATAACATATTCTCTGGTTATCAGATATCAGAAAGACCGCTTGGTGAAGGAAATGGATGGACTCAGATATATGCTCCTTCAAACGTTAATAAGGAACTTCTTAAGTTTAATCCTGATACCGGCCAGACATATCTTGAAGATATACGTGATGAGCTCTCAGAATTGAGATATCAACAGGAAGTTCTTGCTGAATTCGGTGAAGAAGCACTTGGAGTATACCAGAAGAAGTATATTCAGATGGCAATTGACGAAGGTCTCAGACTTAAATGGTCATATATCACTAAATGGGATCCGAATTCACGAAAAGCATATCTTAAGAGTACACATGGCCAGAATATCAGATGTCTTGGTGTTGACTGGGATAAATATGCTAATGCTACCAATATGGTATGTATGGAATTCGACAGATTCCATCAGGATGAGAACGGAACTATAATTCCTGTATTTAAAGTATTATTCAGAGAAGAAATAGCTCGTTCAGAATTTACTTATACTAATGCCATGAATAAGATCATAGCTCTTAATGAAGAGTATAAGTTTGACTGGATAGCTATAGACAGAGGTTATGGAGAAACACAGCTTGAGCTTCTTCACAAATATGGTCTGCAAAATCCTGAATCTCAGCTTGCTGATAAAGTTGTAGGTTATCAGTTCTCTGAAAAACTTGAAGTTACTGATCCATATACACGTAAGAAGGACAAGAAACATCTCAAACCGTTTATGGTAAATAATTCAGTAAATCTGTTTGAGAAATGTAAAGTAGTTCTTGATCCAAAAGATAAATACATGATAGAGGAGCTTGAAGAATATACTGTTAAGAGTATTTCTTCAGACGGAAGACCTATATATTCAGATGAGAATGAACACGCTATTGATGCAATGAATCTTGCATTATTAGTATTTGCTCAGAAATATGATTCTCTTCTTAGAAAAGTATTCTCTATTAAGACAGCTGCTATCGGTAAAATTGATAAACGTCAGACAGATGTTAAGGACAGATCATTCATTAACGAAGATAATGCAATAATCGGTATCCTTAATGGACATTCTGAACAGGCTATCAATCTGTTAAGAGACCCGAAAGCTAAAGCTGAACTACAGAATGCTTCATCATATATAGGAGTAATAAATATTATGAAGACAAAAACTTCCGGCAGGTCACAAATGTATAGGAGGAAGAAATTCTGATGTCTGATAGAATTACAAAACAGTTATATGATGATGGTTCTGTAATTGGATATGTTCCGAGATTACAGTATGAGAAAGAATTAAATGGTTCAGCTGATGCAGTAACTGGTCAGAACCAGTCAAGATATATACCTGGAACTGATTTAACCATATATTCATCAACTCTTAATGGATTTGGACAGAATAAACCTTCAGATGCCATGAAAGCAATAGATTATGCTGTAAATAATATGGAAAAGTTATTAGACAGGCTTGTTGATAAATTTATTGATGAAAGAGATTCTGGTAATAATCCTTTTGCATCAAAAACAGGAGCCTCATCAAAGAATTCCAAGAGTAATTCTTCTGATGATGATAAAACAGGCAATAAGTCTTCTATATTAAATAATGATTCAAACAATAAAGGTAATCCAAGTAATAGCAGATGGCCTGTTTATAATGATCCATATGCTTTCAGGGATGCTCTTGATAATGGTGATAATGATTATGTTAATGATTTTGTTGACTACCATCGTGGTATAGATGGTAGTCAGATACCTGAACTTATGCAGCAGATACATAATTCAGAGGATAATCTTAATAATCTAAAAGATACTATAGGTAAAATGTATTATGGTAATGACAATATGCCTACAGATGATGCTGTAAGTATAGATCAAGGTTATATAGATTCATTAAGAAGAGCTGAAAGGTCTAATAATTCATCTACTATAAATTATCCTATGATAGCATATGACGCTATATTTTCTAAAAGTGTACAATTACATGCATATAGAGATAACAAACAAGCTATAAATGTAGCTAACGCTATAGTAAAAAGAGATAAAGGTACAGCTACAGCTAATGATATGAATATAATTAAAACTATGTATGATGAAGTAAATCATCAGTTAGATCTTAGAGCTAATTCATATAATAAAAACCAGACTATTGAACTTATGCAAAAAGCATTATATAATTACTACGAAACACGTAAATATTTGAATGACCTATTTAAATTAAGACATGAAGGTACATCTAATGAGTCTGTATTTATAGGTCGTAAAATTCAAGAATATAGTGAACGTACAACTGAAGCATTACGCAATGTAAATAGAGTTTTTAAACTTGACCAACTTAATCTTAAAAAGATATATGAATTGGAAAAAGAAAAATACTTTATTAAAAGTCTGTACGGTAGTACAAGCAGTAACCTGTAACATATAAAGAAGGAGAGCCTTGATGAACAAGATAAAATTATTTTTGGCCAAAAGGCTGTTTCCTGAAATCGTTTCTATAACTGGAGATGCAAGCGGAAGTTCCGGTGGAGCTTCAGGTCGTGAATTATCATCAGAATTTGTCAAACGTGTCAATTTCAAATCAGTAAAAGGTACTGATTTTGAAAAACCAGAATTTGACATGGAAGATATACGAAATGGATATGATACTGATTCGTATATAAGACAAGGTGTTGATAAATATGTCGATCAGATTTTCAAAGAAGGATATACGATATCAGGTACAGATCCAAATGTTACTGAATATATAAATCTCAGACTTGCGTATATTGCTGAGGCAACGCAAACTCCAACCGAACAGTTTTTAATAGATATAGCAGAAGACATAGTAAAATATGGCAACAGTATGATAGTAAAATCAAGGACCAATGATCCTAATGCTTTTCCACAAGGTCAGGCTCTTACTGGATTATATGGAAAAGATCCTGTAGGCGGATATTTCTGTGCTGATCCTGTATCTATGACATGTAAAAGAGATGATCATGGTTTAGTAACAGAATGGCAGCAGGAAACAGATGCCGGTAAACAGACATTCAATACAGAAGACGTAATACATATCTATTATAAGAGAGAAAAAGGTGCAGCATATGGTAAGAGCTTTCTTATCCCTGTTCTTGATGATGTTCGTGCATTAAGACAGGCTGAAGAAAATGTTCTTAAGATGATGTACAGATTTATATATCCATTCTATCATGTACAGGTTGGTACAGAAGATGATCCCGGAAAATCCAATGAAGTCAGTCAGATGCAGGAAGAAATAGAAGGAATGGATGTTGAAGGCGGACTTGTTACAACAGAAAGAGTTAATATCAAGCCTATCGCATCAGATAAAGTAATAAATGCTGATCCATACCTTAAATATATGGAATCAAGAGTCTTTACTGGTTTTGGCATTCCTGAAATAATGTGGGGCCGCGGCAACACGGCTAATAGGTCGACAGGTGACAATATGACATCTGAAATGGCAGACCGTATA